AAACGGGTGAAAACCCAGAATCCGCGACTACCAGTGTTGGTTTAAGTCGTGAGACACACACTTTGTGTGTGTACCGTGCCTTAGGCACGTGCGTGCGCTAAGCGCACGAGTACCACGTCAGGATGGCGTGGTACTGCATCCAAAACTTCGATCGGTCGATCGAAGTAGTCTTCCTCATTAGGAAAACCGTCCGTGAACTCCGTGTAGTCCACGTGGAGCATAGCTCCAGGGTCGAGCATGAACTCGACCTCGCCTTCGAATGGTTTGTACCATGTGAAGACGCGCACTGACTCAATGTCAGTGAGCCGGCCCATCATGTAGATGGCCGGGTCGAACAATATAATGTTCGAAGTCTTACCGTTCGCGGTAAGCCATCTTTGCATCCTTATGCAAAGTTTCTTGTCTCTTGTGACGACAAGAATGAATCGGGGGAAAGTACCCCGGTTCCGCAACTGCATCATGATGTAGTTGTCGGACTCAATGTACAAATTGAGTCGGGCCATTACCCAATCTGGCAATGGTCTCATGTTCCGGATCGAATCCAGGACATCTGGAAGACCCTGGTCTTCCAGGGTGAGATTGTCTCTCACCCACTGGGAAAACAATTCCCCAGAGCGTATTTGCGGCGTCGGCCCAAATCGCCAACCCAATTGCATTGGGTTGTGGAGGCCTAAGGCCTCCATGTCTACGAAATAATCGTAGCTATCCTGGAACACAAATCCAGGATTCTTCCATGCTTCCAAGAAGTCATCGAAGCAGACATACGGTTCATCCGTGTGTCCGCCGGCGAACACTCTGTCGAGTGAAAACGTCGGCTCAGGGGGGTCCTCCCCTCTGAGAAGCGCCCTATAGTAGGCCGCCTTAGCGAGCTTAAAGAAAGCTCGCTCAGGTGTACATATATTGTCCACCTTCAGGGACCTCAACAATAGAAGTCCCTCCTCGGTGTTAGGTTTAATCACCGAGTCTGCGGGAAGCAGTTCCCGCAGTCCCTCCATCTTTGGGAGGTATAGGTGGTGCTTGTGCACCACCTTGTCCGTGCGGTCTGACCGCACGTACCGATGTCCGGTTGTACCAGACATTAGGGAGGCCATTCTGAACATGACCTCTCTGGGGTTGCGGCTTTTGTCCGCAACCACGCGTGCTAAAAAGCCCGCTGAATGGGGCATAGCCCCATCACCCCCAATCTCAATTGGGGTGTACGGACTGATACAGTCCGGTTCCTGTGGCACGAGTATGTGCTGTAGGAGAGACGCGCGAGTAAACAACTTGCGCGCTCGTGGGTTGACATTGTCTACCCACCTAGCCTCCTTCCCTAGGAGACTGAACCTACCCGAGTTACTCATCGAGTAGGCATCTACCTCAGATATCTGAGGTAGGAGGAGCCTGAACCTTGGATAATCCAGGTAACTCAACTCCTCACCACGTCTCATTTGGACGTGGTTGGAGGACGATGCCCTTTGCGGCACTAACGTCCCCTCCTCGCAATAGAATGCGAGGTGACACGAAATGTACGTGTCTTCTTCAGACACTTTGAAAATAGTCTGAAGGTTGGAAATGTTCATTTCCAACTGATGAGTTGATGCACTGAGTGCTATCTCATCATCGCCTACAAGACTGTATACTTGTAGGCGGCTCATGCGACAGATTGCGTCATGAGCGATGGTGAGGATGACCTTAGTCATCATATCTCCCATCATCCAGCCTCTTTGTCTGGATACAAGCTGGTAGTTACCAGCTTGGTCGGGCACGAAGAAGAATCGTGCTCCGTTGTACAAGGTTTTACCTAGTACAGCCAGTCCAGTGGGAAACCCTTCATGGACCGATGACAGTTTTATCAAAAACTGCCATATCTGACGGCTAACCGTCAGATTTCCGAAGTCCGTCGCTTCGGAAAGATCTGTGCTGAGCGCATAGATCGTAGCACCTTCTGGTAGGTGCTGCCACTCCGCCGATTGCGGATTGAGGACTTTTTGTACAAATCGCCACAAGTGGCGGTCTGCCTTAAGTCCCGACTTTACATGTTTATGTTGTAAAGTCGCCTGGTACATGTGTGCCAGGACGCCCATTATCACTTGATAGGCGTAGGGCGCGACCGTAATCGTTCGCGCCTTCGAGGGCTCCACCACAGAGTGGACTCGGACACACCTCACATACGTGGGGTGGTGCAGGACCGATTGAACGGCCCAGCTAAGGACATCCTGAGGTGTCCTCACCGGTCTAGGCTCTATGGCTGTAGGCTCGAGCGTTTCCATGTTGTACTGGAAACGCAGCACACGCTTCTTTGCGAGTGTGTGCTGGAGGAAAGATGTCTTTCCTCCCTTACCTCGAGTACTCTCGAGGCAGGCGGTTGTGCCAACAGACACAACCGCGTGAACACCCATAGTGTTCACTGCCATCCTGGTAGCATCCAGGAGGTAAGGTTCAGGAATCAAAACCCTCTCTGAGGGCTCCTGAACCGTCGCCTTGAACTTTTCAAGGGACTTGCGGACCATGACTTGGTCCGCCATGCCCGTGGCCCTGGTTTGGCACCAGGTCAGGACATACCTCCCCAGCTCGGCTGGGGAAGTGAACCCCTTCTTTTGCTTGAAGAGGTCGTAGTAAGGCACCATGTGTGCCTTACACCGGTAGGAATCAATCCTACCGGTAAGGGCAAACGATTTCCGCATGCCCTTCTTCAGACTTTTGAAGTCTGACTGGAACTGCGCGTAATTGTTCGCACAGTTCTCTAACGCCCAACGCGTTAGACGATCCACCTGTTTATCATCAGGTGAGTCGGACGTACAATAGTACGCCAACACAGCTGCGTTAGCTGTGTGAAACCAGGATCGTACCTGGTTAAGACCACGGTTGTCGAGCCGTTGTCTAAGTCTTCTCTTGAAGACTTCAGAAACCTTAAAATAAAGGTTCCTCAGCAGCACTTGCTGCTGGTCTCTCGGACACAAGTCCGACAGGAATGTCGGTGCGCCACGCGCACCGAGGTACCTCTCTAAAAAGAGAGGAGGTACTCGACGTTCAAATACGTCGGCTACACTTCTGTTCTCACAGAAGTAATCCTCGAGTCTTTGCTCGAGCGTGGAACTTGGTTCCACGAGGATTCTGGGCCCCACCCTGCCAATTGATGGTAAAGGGGGTGCCCAGCGAATCGTTGAC